ATCACTTCTGGCGATCCCGGATCTGGAAAGTTGCTGTGGAATAACGCGACGCAAACCAGTGCAACGCAGCTTAATGTCAGCCGGGATGAAAACAACGGCGTAGACATCAGTGTGTTTTTGGCGCTTTTGTCTGCAACGGAAGAGCTGGTTGTGCAAGACCAGACAGCGGCTGGGAACAATCAAACATGGGTTATTACTGGTGCGCCTGTAAACAATGGAACATATTGGTCGATCCCGGTTTCTCTAGTTTCCTCTGCGGGAACTGGAACTACTGGATTTTCAAATAATCAATCGCTGATTTTGGCTGTTGCCAATGGTATTTCTGGATATTCTGGTATTTCTGGATATTCTGGATATTCTGGATTCAGCGGATACAGTGGTACATCTGGTTATTCTGGCGTCAGCGGATATTCAGGTTTCAGCGGGACTTCCGGTTATTCAGGATTCAGTGGTATCAGCGGATATTCTGGATTCAGCGGGATATCGGGATACTCTGGAATAAGCGGGTATTCTGGTATTTCTGGATTTTCTGGAATTTCGGGGTATTCAGGATTCAGCGGAATTAGTGGCTACTCAGGGTTTTCTGGGATCAGCGGCTATAGCGGCACCAGTGGGTTCTCTGGAACGAGTGGGTTTAGCGGAATCAGCGGCTATTCTGGGACTTCAGGCTATAGCGGTAGCGGAGTTTCTGGGTATAGCGGCTTTTCTGGAATAAGTGGCTATAGCGGTTTTTCTGGCATCTCCGGGTATAGCGGTTTTTCTGGCGCCAGTGGCTTTTCTGGAATTAGTGGTTATAGCGGCTTTTCTGGAATATCCGGGTTTAGTGGTATCAGTGGGTATTCTGGGTTCTCGGGTATCAGTGGGTACAGTGGCTTTTCTGGAATTTCTGGATTCTCAGGCTTCAGTGGGATTTCAGGATACAGCGGCTTTAGCGGTATCTCTGGATACAGCGGCTTTTCAGGGATATCTGGATATTCGGGTACTAGCGGTTACTCAGGGTTCAGTGGGATTAGCGGGTATTCTGGTTTCAGCGGCATCAGCGGATACTCTGGTTTTTCGGGGATTTCTGGCTATTCCGGGTTCAGTGGAATTTCTGGCTATAGCGGGTTTTCTGGGATATCTGGCTATAGCGGCTTCTCGGGAATTAGCGGATACAGTGGCTACAGCGGAACCAGTGGTTTCAGCGGTGCAGCTCCGACCACGGTAACTATTACCACAACGTCTTCTACGACAACCTACCCAACGGTTGTCACTGGCACTTCTGGTAGTCAGTCCCTGTATGTAAATGCCAGTCTTACCTACAATGCCTCGACCAATGCTTTCACGGCCGGCGTAAATGGCGGCACATTCTGATGAAATACAGTGTCGTCATTCCCACCTACAACCATTGCGAGAAGTATCTCAAGCCGTGCGTTGACTCAATCATCAAGCATTCAGACATGCAGGATGTTGAGTTGATCATTTCGGCGAATGGATGCACGGATAACACATTCCAGTATCTTCATTATCTGAAGGCATCGATACCTAACCTGAAGATCGAGTGGAGCGACAGACCTCTTGGTTTTGCCAAGGCGACCAATAGAGGAATTGAGGCTGCAACCGCGCAAAAAATTGTCCTTCTGAACAACGATATTGTTTTGCTGGATCAGAGCAAAAACCAGTGGCTTGAAATGCTTGATGGGCCATTCCTTCGCGATCCCAGCGTTGGGATTTGCGGCCCAATCATTCAGCATTCGCCAGATGCGAACCATCAGTTCTGCGTCTTTTTCTGCGCGATGATCGATAGGAAGGTTTTCGATTCTATTGGTCTGTTGAATGAAGAGTACGGTGTTGGAACTGGTGAGGACGTCGAGTTCAGCATAGAGGCGATGAAGGCTGGATTCTCGATTGCCGAGTCGGCGCCGAAAGAACTTGTAAACCCGGAAATGTACCGTGGCGGGTTCCCTATTTATCACGTTGGTGAGGGGACGGTTCACGATCCTAATCTGGTGAAAGACTTCAATTCTGTTTTTGCCAAGAACGGAAGGAAGCTGGCAAGAAAATACAACCCTCAAGGTTACAAGTGGTCGCTGATGAATAACTTTGAGCGGTATGTCTCCATCAAGGGTGAAGAAGTTCAGCCGCGGGAAAAGAGCCGCTACCTCTGGGCATCTGGTCGCGCTTTCGGAAGTGATCTATTGGAAGTCGGATGTTCCAACGGATACGGTTCTCAATTCTTTGGCAATCAAGTCAGCTACACCGGGATTGATTACGACAAGGAAATAGTCCTTGTTGCCAATGAAGAGGGGTGGGGCGGGAACAAAAAGTTTATCCATGCCGACATCAATTCGTTCGATATTGGCGATCACGACACGATTGTCGCGATGGAAGTGATCGAGCATCTAAGCAACGGTCTGGATGTAGCCCAGCGGCTGAAGAACCATTGCAAGAGGCTTTTGATTACCGTTCCTTACAAGGAAACCCCGGGATTTTGGGGAGAGCATCACAAGCTGCATATGCTTGACGAGAGCCACTTTTCTGACTTTGACCACAAGTTCATGGATGAGCAAGGGCAAATTGGGCATTTCCCCTTTAACGGGATGAACCTGATGCTGTGTGAATACAATGCCTAAGATCCTTTGCTCAGTCCCGACTCGGGGGCGTTACTTCTCTACCCTGCCGATGGTGATTTCGGCTATTGCCAATCAGACTCGCAAGGTAGACAAGTTAATCATTTTTGATGACAACGACGACCCAAAAGACATGAGGAACGAGCCGGTGTATCAAGGGCTGTTCAACATGATGAACCACAAGGGGATTGAGTGGGAATGGCTGTACGCCGGGAAAAAGGGTCAGCACCACATCCATCAGGCAGCAAATTGCATGGGTTTTGAGTGGGTTTGGCGTTGCGATGACGATGCCGTCCCGGAGCCAAATGTTCTTGAAAACCTAGTCAAGCATGTATCTGATGGCGTTGGCGCGGTTGGCGGGTCTGTAATCAATCCCGCTGACGGGAAGTTTCAGGCTTCTTCTACCGGGAAGATTGACCAGATCTTCAATGAACCGAATATCCAATGGTCGCCGATAGACGCGGTCAGGCAGGTTGAACATCTGCACTGTACGTTTTTGTACCGCGCCGGGGTGCAGGATTTCAACCTTGGGCTTTCCAGAATTGCTCACCGTGAAGAAACCCTTTTTAGCTGGGGTTTACACCAAAAAGGCTATAATTTACTTGTAGTTCCGAATGCTGTAACTTGGCACCTTAAAAACCCAAGTGGTGGGATACGTTCTGAAATAAATGATGCTTTTTACTATCGAGATGAGTCAATTTTCAGAAATTACATGAAACACAAGGATAAAACGATTGTTGTGCTGAATAGCGGCATGGGTGACCATGTGGTCTTTTCGCATGTTCTGCCGGATATCAAGAATCCCGTGGTTTTTGGGTGCTACCCGGAGATCGTGCCGTGCAGATCGATTGCTGAGTCGATTGATCTGTTTGGTGATGTTGAGCAGTACAACATTTACAAGAAAATGGATCAATGGAAATGGAAAGGGAGCCTTGAGAATGCTTACAGGAAACTGTACGCATGATCATCATTTCGCCATATTCCAAAAAACTTTTGAGCGGGAAGCGTAATCCGAAAGACTATCCGTATTGGCAGGACTTGCTTAAAGACATTCCCGGGCCTGTTGTTCAGGTAGGGGTGCAGTGGGAAGAGCAGTTGGTTGAGGATTTTAGGAAAAACCTTTCTCTGGAAGAGTTAAAGGTGCTAATAAAGCAGTGTGACACATGGATCAGTTGCGACAGTTTTTTCCAGCATTTGGGTTGGGATCAGGGGAAAAGGGGAGTTGTTCTTTGGTCTGTTTCTGATCCGCTGATTTTTGGTCATCCTGAAAATATAAACTTATTGAAAGATCGTTCTTGTTTGGCTGAAAACCAATTTCTGTGGTGGGAACATGTTGATCACGTTAGTGAGAAATTTGTAGAACCGCAGGTTGTGATTGAAAGTCTGAACAATTTGTTGGCTGAACAACACAAGGCGTGAGGTGAATAATGGCCGCGACTGGTTATACCCCGATAATCCTTTACTACAGCACGACGGCTGCTGCTGCGCCGACAGCTGGCAATCTTGCCAACGGCGAACTGGCGATCAATATCACTGATGGCAAGCTGTATTACAAGGACAACAGCGGCGTTGTCCAACTGATTGCCAGCAAATCGGGCGCGTCAGGGTCTGTTACCAGCGTAGCGCAGTCATTCACGGGCGGTCTGATTTCTGTATCGGGTTCCCCGATAACTACGTCTGGCACATTGGCTTTAACTGTTGCTGGAACTTCTGGTGGAATCCCTTATTTTTCTAGCGCATCAGCTTGGGCATCTTCCGCTGCGCTAACGGCAAATGCATTAATGATTGGCGGTGGTGCTGGTGCCGCTCCCGCAACGACAACGACCGGAACGGGTGTACTAACCGCGCTTGGCGTGAATATTGGTACTGCCGGTGCTTTTGTGGTCAACGGCGGGGCGTTGGGTACGCCATCTAGTGGAACCGTTACCAACCTGACGGGAACTGCGTCAATCAACATCAACGGAACCGTAGGCGCAACTACGCCAAGTACGGGGGCTTTTACGACAGGTTCATTTAGCGGAGTGGTTTCTTTTGCCGCCGGAACTGTATCTGCTCCATCCATTTATCTTTCTACTGATACGGCAACGGGTTTTTATCGTATTGGTGCAAATAACTATGGATTTGCGGTTAGCGGGTCTAAGGTGTTGGATATTGCATCCACCGGCCTCTCCGTAACCGGCGCGCTGAGTGCGACGGGGCTGATTACCAAAACAAATTCAGCAGCTACGCAATCTCAATTCTTGGCGGTTTCTGGCTCAACAACAGCAGCCACATATGCCGATATAACTAACACCACAGGTGCGTTGCGTATCGGAATTGAGAGTAGTGCTGGAGGTATTCTTGCAACAGGTACATCAGCCTACGCATCGGT